GGTATAAATAAAAATATGCAGGACCAACAGGAAATACAAGAAAAGTTTCCTTTCTTTACTATGCTTACTTATGGTGAGAAGGAATACTTTGGTATAGTTCAAAATCAAGACAATGCAGTCACATCTTTCTACGATTATAATGTGCTAGTTGCACCCGAAGAAAAGAAACAATTTGTAGAATTAGGAGAAACATGGTGGTGGGAAAGTAATCGGCAAATCCCTATTGATGTGTTTTTATTTAATGAGATGAGAGAATTTAGGAATTGTTTAAAAACATTCAATAACAAAGATATAGATGTTATATTTGGTCCAGTGACCAGCATTCATAATCTAGTTAAGAAAAGAATTAAAAGAAGAACAATTCAATTAGTCAAGAAGGCTGACTAACTTATTTAACTGAACAATTATTGCCATCGCATAACTATATGCATGAGACTTCTTAAAGGAGTATGTGTCATTGTCACCTTTGATCCAAACTTCCTTTTCAATATCACTCCAACTTTTGCCGACTAAATGTCTTTTACCAGGCCTTATCATTGCAAGTATCATTGCTAGTTGATCTATGTTTGTAGGCTTATGTTGGTTTACAATATCAAAATGATTACTAATATGAAATAGTTGCTCTACTATTTCTTTAGCACCAAATAAATCCCATACAGGTTCTTGACTACATAATCTATCTAACTCCTGCTCTGATTCTATATTGTTGTATACACTATTGTTTAGTACATCTAATTTAAAATAACCTAAATCATCTGCTTCTTTGTGATCAATATTACTTAACCCTGTTACAGGATCATGGGGTATAGGCTGTATATAAACGCCTGTGTTGTGTTTTTCCATGCCACCTGGACGTTTGATACTACCTGTGATATTATCTAACACACAAAGCAGTTTATCGCGGTTAGCCATATCGATATCTACATCAAAATCAATCTTCACTGAACAATAAACTCCACTTCATTAGTTTTTCTTTTTTAACTGCCATACGTTTTTGTATTTGTTCATCAGTAACAAGGCCGCCATTTTTGAGTATATCTATCATACACATGACATCGCCGATCTCATCTTGTAATTGTTTATAATCACACGGTTCATCAAATCTTATCATTTTGCTACATGCCTGAATAAGTTCTGCACATTCCTCCATTGTGATTACTAACATTTCTTCTCGTTTTTTCATATCTCTTTACCTTTAAATTCTTCTGCAAGTGGAAATATGTTTGCTATAACATCTGCTACTGCATGAGCAATGTCAATGTGCTCTTGCTGTGTACCATTTGCACCACGTAATTCAATGTAGTGAATCCAACTACGCAACGTACCGTTAACATACATTCTGCTCATTGTATTACCTTCTGGTAATACTGCTCTTGCTTGTTCTTTAGCAATACCGTTTTCTATTGCCCAAGTATATGTGTCTGTTGCTTGTCTAATTAGATCCTCTTGTTTTTGTCTCCATTCCAACTCTAACTCTTCGTTATCTGTTTTAATACTGTTCTGTCTATTTTTAAGATCTTGTAATCTAGCCTCACGGATTTCAAAACTTAGATCCTGTGTAGGGTCAGCATAACGTTGACTAAACTCTTGGAAACTAAAACTTCTGTGCCTTAGTATTTGACGTGCAATGTCTCTGGTGGTTTCTATTTCCAGACATGCTGATACCATTTCAAGTGGTGACCAATGTTTGTGTTTCATCAAATACTTCACAAGTTTTTCATTTGTTTCTATATTATTTTGATTGTTTGGGTTACTCACCCTGGCGCAATAGGCTATTAAGTCTAATGCTGAATGTTTGTGCAAAGCATCATTATATGGTGCTTGGCTGTGACTTACTATTTTTACGTTCATAATCCTGACGCCTCCGCTATGTCTTGTACTAGATTAACTTCTTCTGTGTTTTTTAAAAATATTCTTTTCCAAAATCCTGGATCAGCAATATCTTTTATAAGTTCAACTTGTTCACTGTTAAACTTTCCCCATAGTTCTTGTCCGCTTTCGCTTAGGAATAAAAACCATGGAGAAATTTTACCACCCCTTATGTGATAGACTGCTAGTTGCGGTGCTACTTTTCTAAAGTAATCTGCCCAGTCTTCACTTTTCTCTTCTCCCCATGCCTGCATACATTTAACACTTCTTTCTATGCCTCGTTGTGCAGGTTCTTTTTTAATCAATTCTTTTAAGTAAACGTCATATGTAGCATCTTTTGTCCAGTCTGCTAATTTAACACTTTCTCTAATTAGCCATTCTGCATAATTGTTTGGCTCTAGTAAATCTTCTTTAACCATTTTTCTACCAAACTTTACAAAACCTGTGTAGTATTTGCTTTCAGCAAATTCATCATACGTTTTTGTCTTTGCATTATGCATGTTTATTTCATAAAATTTTTGATAAGTTCTGAATGCTAATCTTACATGAGTTAAATCTTTATCTGTGTGCCTTCTTTTTTGTGGGCACATATGAGCACTTAGAGTTCTTTCACTCATAAATGTCTTTTTACAATATGTGCAAGTTAAACTCACTTAAATATTTCCTTTATTTCTTTGTCATCGATACCATTGATTTCTGCTAATACTTTTAAATCTTCTTTAGTGTTAATACTTAGCAATAACTCTACTTCATCGCTCTTTGCTAACGGAAATATTTCTCTAATTAGTTCTTCAACTTTATCTTTTTTACGTTTTGCTTTAGGCACTTTTACAAAAGGGTGAAATTGGCTTTTGCCCACTCCTGCTAAACACATCAATTTCCATTGCAGTTCTGGATGCTTACTTACATCACTCCAGTTAGTATTCATAAATTCATTTATCATTACTAGATAGTGACCTGCAAATTTACCTTGTACACTACTAGCATATCGCTGAGTCATCCACAAGTTTAAACTTTTGCGTTGTTCGTCTGTAAGATTAGTATAGTAGTTGTAGTCTTTGCGATCTACTGCCGCCATTATATCTTTAATTTGTAGCAGAGGCTTTTTAGCCATTGCGTCTATCCTGTGCTTGTTTCTTTTTAAGTTCTTCCAGTTTTTTATCTACTGGCTTTTGTTGTTGTTGTGGTCTTGCCATTTATTCTCCTTCATATTCTATAAGGGCCCCGGCGTTGTATCCTTGTTCAGTTATTTTAGCAAATCCACCTAAGTCTGTCAAGTCTATTACTGCCAGTACTGTGATATTTTCTTTTGGCACATTAAAATTTTCATGTATTAAATCAGCACATGCTATTGCTGTACCGCCTGTTGCTATTAAGTCGTCCATGATAACAACTTTATCAGTTTCTACAAACTCTGTATTTTTTTGAATTTCTAAACTGGTACTGCCGTATTCTAAATCAAAATCTTTTTTGTATGTTTCGTTGGGTAATTTACCTGGCTTTCTTGCCATGATAAAAGGTAAGTCTAAGTCTCTGGCAATTGGGGCACCAAACACAAAACCTCTACTTTCTATACCAACTATTTTTGTTGCTTTAAAAGATAAGGTTGTTAAGTCTACTAGTGCTTTGTTAAATGCTAATGGATTTTCTATGAGGCTTGTGATGTCTCTAAATTGTATTCCAGGTATAGGAAAGTCAGGTACTGTCCTAATTGCTTGTTTTAGGTCTTGCCAAAATTCTTTCATTAAAATAAATCAATTTGTTCCCACGGAAGATTGTCTTTTCCGAAGTGCCCATATAATGTGGTTGTAGTTAAATCTAAACTAAACAAATTAAATTTATCAATAATACCTTTTGGTGTTAGATCAACATTTTCTGTAATCCAATCTACTAAGTCTGTTCTTACTTGTCCGTCTGCATACACATACAAACTAGTTGGCTCTACTACACCAATTGCATAACTTAATTGTACTGTGGCATTATTTGCCTTACCACTTGCTACAATATTCTTTGCCAAGTAACGTGCCATGTAGGCCGCACTTCTGTCAACTTTAGTACAGTCTTTACCTGAAAAAGCACCACCTCCATGTGGAGCATAACCGCCATAAGTATCAACGATAATTTTTCTTCCAGTAAGTCCAGTATCTCCATCTGGTCCACCGATAACAAATCTACCAGTTGGATTGATTAAGAATTCTGTATTACTTAAATCTTGATCTGTAATTTCATCTCTAATAATTTGCTCAATTTTATCACGTACTATTTCGATGCTTATATCATCACTATGTTGCGTACTGCATACAATTTTTGTAATACCTGTTGGAGTATTTACATTGTCATATGCCATTGTTACCTGTGCTTTACTATCTGGTCCAATCCAATCCTCGCCACCTTCTCTTTCAACTTGAAGCCTTTTTAGAATTTTGTGACTGTAATGAATAGCACTTGGCATATAATTAGGAGTTTCATTACAAGCATATCCAAACATTAGTCCTTGATCACCTGCACCAAACTCATCTGTACCTAATGCAATATCCGGGGATTGCCCGTGTAGTTCATTATATACTTTTAATTTTTCCCAATGGAAGCCATCTTGTTCATAACCAATATCTTGTACAACTGCTCTTACAATGTCTTCAATTTCATCTTTATCAAACTTATCACTTTTGTATTCACCTGCAAGTGTAACCATATTAGTAGTTACCAATGTTTCTACAGCCGCTCTATGTGTTTGTTTGCCATTTATTAAATATGTTGCTACAGCATCTGATATTAAGTCTGCTATTTTGTCTGGGTGTCCTATGCTGACACTTTCGCTTGTAAATTCGTAACTCATAAATCTCCTTCTTTAACGAAGATACCATCTACCATTTTACCTTTACGGTCTTTGATATCATTCCATGCTTGTTCTAAACAGTCCTCTATAGTGAGTCCGTTCCTTTCTGCTATATTAATTAATACAACAATCATATCACCAATGTCATCAGCAACGTCTTTGCCTTTACAAATATTGTCACTTAGTTCGCCCATTTCTTGTATGAGTTTTGCTAATTGATCTTTGTCTGTTGCACCATCAATAAGATTTCTATCATGGTGCCATTGCGTAATTTTTCTCATTAAGTGATATGCTGTTGCCATACCGTGGTCGTCTGCCATTATAATTTTCCTTCTTCTCTCATTTGTTCACGTATTTTAGTAGCACTGATATCGTGTATAGCATCGTCAAAAACTTCTTGTTCAATTTTATAACCAACATCTCTACCGTACGTTATGTTTAAGAGGTTAGGCACAACCTCTATTTTTACCTTGCCAGCAAAATTACACAAACTCTGTTGCAAGTTTTCTATAACTTCATGTGCTGGAAAAGGATTCTTTTCATCAGTTGGCATATCTCTAACCATCAAAAACACTTGATTGTGTTTAGCCAATGCTCTATCAAATAGTGCTTGGTGTCCTGGGTGCCAAGGTTGAAATCTTCCAAGCATTTGTGTAGTGGGTGCTTGGTTATCCCATATAAATCTCTGTCCAATTTCGTAAGCAATTATTTTAGCATCTACATCACCACGTTGTTCTTGTACGTTGTAATCTGTTGCTACAGGTCTTTCAAACACTTTATTAGTATCTTCAAATCTACCTGCTTCTATTGTGTCTACAAATATTTCATAGTCAGCAAAGAATTTATTTCTTGCACTTTCAAATGGTGCTACAAAATCTGCTATAGCAATTTTGCCTTCTAATTCAGCATTTATACATAAATCAATCATTCGTTGATTTTGCCTTAATCTACCTTCTTCAGAAAAGTCCCAATCGTT